CCATTCGTCGCGGAAAAAAGAAGGATGGTTATCCTCCTTCGTATTTTGCTGATGCGTTTGAGTACACGCAGCCGAGGCGTAATAGTCGTGGTTGTGGCGACGTAACCGTTATTAACCAGAACACTGGCGAGGTAAAGAAAGTTCCGGCTGATGAAGTCACGCGTGTGTATCAGCATTATCGTGGACAGGCTGGTGGGCGCTATGCTTTGCGTACAGATCGTATTGATCTAGCCGAAGAAAGCGCGTAATGGTCAGCGAAGAAACGGAAGAGAAGTATTTTGGCGAGGACGCTAAGCAAAGCATCCTAGAAATGGCCAAACGACCTATTGCTCTGCTGACTATTGCCCAGTCGCATGGCATTCCACCATCCACGCTTGCTAATCGCGTAGAAGAAGAGGACGAGTTTGCCCTCGCGTTTCAGAAAGAACGAGCAAACATTCAGTCAAAGATCATTGATCAGGTGATGGAGAAGGGTGATGGTGATTGGCGCATGTGGTTCCAAGTCGCAGAGCGCCTATTTCCCAGTGGTTACGCCAAAGAAAAAGCCAACACGATTAAGATTGAGGCTTCAGCGTTTGATTGGAACCAGTTGGGCCGCTTGACGGAGAAGGATCTTCCAAAGCGCGAAGTCAAGCACATCGAAGCAGAAAGCGTAGAAGTCAATGACTGAACCATTCGACACGAATCGTGACCCGGGCGACGAGCAACCGCCCACTAAGGGCAAAGATTATTACCTCGTACTAGACAAAAACGGATGTCTGGATATCCCAAACGATCAGGAAACTGATGTCTCGTCAGATTGACGCACAAGAAAAACGCCGCAAACCCAAAGCCGGATCCAAAGCACGACTCGTCAACGATCTTCCAAATGACCAGTTTGACCTCCGAAAAAAAATTCTTTTGGATCCCGATTGGATTTACCCAAATCTTCTGGGAATGCAGCCGTGGAGCAAACAGTGGGAAGTAATCCGTAGCGTCAGAGACAACAAGCGCACCGCTGTACGCTCATGTCACGGCTCCGGCAAGACGGCTGTTGCCGCCGCCGTCGTCCTAGAGTTCATGCTACAAGGGCCATGCCGAGTGATCACTACTGCCCCAACGTGGTCGCAGGTTGAACAGTTGCTCTGGCGAGAGATCGCGCAACGTCATCGACATATTGATCCCGCCTTCGGAAAACTCTTCAAGACGCAACTTGAAATAGCCCCAGACTGGTTCGCCATCGGACTCTCCACTGATACTCCGGAGCGTTTTCAGGGCCACCACGCCCCCAGAATGCTGCTGGTAGTTGATGAGGCGAGTGGTGTAGATGACGCTATCTACGAAGCCTCCGAAGGATTCCTTACCGCCGAAGGCGCACGCGTCCTCCTTATCGGAAACCCGACCCGTACTGCTGGAACGTTCTACCGAGCGTTCAAACCAGATTCTGGATGGCATAGAGTACACATTAGCGCATTCGACACGCCGAATTTTACGGGCGAAGAGGTACACGAAAACGCAGCACGCGCCCTCGTCACACCAGAATGGGCAGCAGACGCAGCAACACAGTGGGGGCTAGACTCGCCCGCTTACAAAATCCGCGTACTAGGAGATTTCGCGGAAACAACGGGCCGCCAATTCTTCCAATTCCTACAGAACCTCGCCTATACCGACCCCAAGAAGAAGGGGCGCATGCTGGGCCAACCCGTAAAAGGTGGAACCGTCCGCTTCTACGACGACACAAGCGGCCCAATCAAGATCTATCATCACCCAGTCAAAGATCGACGCTACATCGTCTTTGCCGACGTAGCCGGAAGTGTTACAGAAGACAATTATCAGGCCCGCGTAACAAATTATGACTCAACTGATGGCTCTGACTACGCCGCCGCAGTCGTAATTGACGCAGAAAACGGTCAAATCTGTGCCGAATACCACGGACGCCCAGCACTAGACGAGTACGCAGAAGAACTAGGCCGCATCGCACACACATACAACAAGGCACTACTAGCCGTAGAGCGAAACAGCATGGGACAAGCCGTCCTACTCATGCTAACCACAACATACAACTACCCAAACTTGTACAGGCCAAGGCATATGAACAGCACAATGCCATCAATGGACAAGAAAATTGGCTGGTCTACCAACTCTGCTACTAGGCCACGCATGCTTAGCGCACTACAAGCCCAGATCCGTGATCATCCAGAAACAATCTGCAGCGAACGCCTAATTGACGAGTTGCGCACGTTTGTATACGACAAGCGTGGACGCGAAGGCGCTGATTACGGGTGCCACGACGACATGGTAATGGCCGCTGGCGGAGCATTCGCCGTTATGCAAGAAACGATGTACAAGCCAATTGACCTCAGGCCGCAGCGGCGTAGCAGATCTACTACAACCATCACAAAACGCGCACCACGCGTCTGATAAAGTTAAAATATGTCTGAAAGTACTCCAGCATGGCAGCGCAAAGAAGGAAAGAATCCTTCTGGTGGTCTAAATGCTGCTGGACGCGCGGCGTACAACAAGGAGAATCCCGGAAAGCCGGGCCTAAAGCCGCCAGTAAAGCGTGCGCAGGCAGCGCGTTCTCCACAGCACGCTGCTCGTAGGCGTTCTTTCTGCAGTCGCATGAGTGGTATGAAGAAAAAGTTGACCAGCGCAAAAACAGCAAAAGACCCTAACAGCAGGATCAACAAATCGTTGCGTGCGTGGGACTGCTAGTCCGTAATAGTACTGATATACTTTTAAACTATGTCGGGAAATCTTCCACCTACGAATTATCAGAAGTTGGTTGCAAAACTTCGTGCTCGTGGAGTCCGCGATCCGAAAGCCCTTGCTGCTAGCATTGGAAGAAAGAAATACGGCAAAGCAACTTTTCAAAAAATGGCCGCAGAAGGCCGGAGGAACAAGTAATGGCAACTCGCCCCGCCCCGGCCAGCCGCAACAAGAGCGGTAAGGCTGCAAACAAGAAGACTGTCGCGAACATGAACAAGATCAACAAGACTGTTCAGTCCGCAACGAACAAGATGGGCGCTCGCCCGTCTGCCGTTAAGAACTTCCTTAAGAAGTATTCGCAGGGGATGCGATAATGGCCATCATGCCGCCCGCTGAAGGCGCTCCGATGCCCGGCCCCGCTATGGGCGCTCCCGGTATGGAGCCCGCGCCCGCTGCGCAGATGATGGCCCCGCTTGCAATGCTCGCTCAGCAGCAGCAGCAGGCAGTTGCGGCCCAGCAGCAGCAGCAGATGATGATGCGCGAAGCAATGAAGCAGCAGATTCTGCGCCTTGTCAGCATGATGCCGATGGCGAATCCCGCTGGTGTCGCTGCTCGTACTGAGCCGCTTCCTCCGTCGATGGGAGAGAACGATATGTCTCCGGATGAGAACGAGAACGCCATGGGTGACATGGCTGAAGATCAATCTGAGGAGATGATGTCGTAATGCCTATCAACAATTTTCAAGCCAAAGACGCTTCGCTACCGTCCTACACTCGCGCAGTAGCAATTACCGCAAACGATTCGACTGATCTTGTTGAAACGACACGCGCAATTGTTGTTGATCACGCTTCGTCTCAGCATGCTAACGTGAGCGTTATTCTCAAGGATGACACCACTGCTGTCACAATTCCGATTCGCGTTGGTCTTGCTTTCCCGATTCGCGCAACGCGCATTCGCGCGACTGGCACCAATGCTAGTTCGATTGTTGCTCTATACTAAATCTTGTGATTGAAGGCGACCAGAGAGAACTACTCGTACGCTTTAACAAGTGCTTTGATGCGGCTAAAGCGCCCCATCAGACACGCGTAACAAAGTACGAGAAGTGTGACGACGCGTACAACGCTGTCCTGCGTCCCCGCGATGACGATTGGCAGAGCGACCTTCACCCTCCGTACGTTATGCAAATCGTGGAGTTGCTTGCCAGCAACATGATTGACGAGAATCAGCGGGCCAAGGTACTTTCCTCGCAGCCCGCTAACGACGAGTCCGCCAATCTGCACGAGCACCTGTTGAATCAGCAGCGCGAGGCTGATCGATATGGCGAGAAGTTGGTTCCATTCGTACTACAGGCCCTAATCCGTGGCTTCACGGTTGCCAAGGTTACATGGCGCGAAGAATGGCGCAAGGTAAAGCAGCGTGATTTCCAGCCGTCGCCGTTTGGCTCGCAGATGATTGGAAAAGTTACGGAGACTCGTGTCCCGTATCGTCAGCAGCCCGGCTTTGTCGTTATTGACGCTAAGCAGTTTTTGTGGGATCCGACGGCGTCGTCCATTGATGATGCTGCTGATGTTTTTCACATTACTTACGAGACTAAGAAGAGTCTTGAGAGAAGTGGTATTTACGAGAACATTGATCAGATTGTTGCTGGCGCTTCGTCCGAGTTTGAAGGGACGAACCCCAATAAGCGCAAGGGACGTATTGAGGTCATTGAGTGGTGGCGTCGTGAGGGCGACGAGATTTACCTGACGACTGTTGCCAATCGCGGAACGATTATCCGCGACGAGTGCAGTCCGTTCTGGCATGGCGAGTTCCCGTTCGTAACGGCGTCTCCGATGCCTAGCCTATTTGAACTTAGCGGCCACAGCGTTGTTGAGATGATTGCCGATATTCAGGCAGCATTGTGGGAAATGCAGAATCATCGCATCGACAATACTCGCTTCATGTCGAACGCTGCTGTCTTTGTTGACCCGTCTGCTGA